CCGCCGATCATTTCCACAACTTGGAACCAGTGAATGACAAGGATGGTTATGTTGCGAACTTCTGGCGGGCACTCCAAGCCGAGCCGGAACTGGTAGCTGAATACGCTGACTATCCGGTCATTGAATCCGACCTTCACGCCCGGCATGTCTGGATGGTGAATCAGCGAGAAACCCTAGTCTCGCGGCTAGAGGGCAATCCTGATTACTACGACGCCAGGATCGCCGGCTGGTGGGTGTGGGGAATCTGCTGCTGGATTGGCGGTGGCTTTTGTTCGGGTAAAGGCCCCTGGTCTAGCGTTGACGGCCAGCTAGTCCACCTGGGAAATAGCGGGATGGGCATAAATAGAATAGCACGTCCTGAATTATTAAATTTGTTTACAAATTTATCCGATAGACTTAGACGTGTCAGAGTTTGTTGCGGTGACTGGACTCGCGTATTAGGCCCATCGCCCACATTCCAACTCGGACTTACAGGAATATTCCTCGACCCGCCGTATTCACAGTCACTCAGAGGTAAAAGCTTATACCGGGTAGAAAATGATATTTCCACAGCAGTGAGGGAATGGACTATCGCCAACGAGAATAATCCTCTCCTGAGAATAGCTTTATGCGGATATGAGGGTGAACACGAAATGCCTGATAGTTGGGAAACTTATCACTGGCAGGCAAACGGAGGGTATGGGTCGCAAGGAAAGGGAAGAGGCCGTGAGAACAGAGAAAAAGAGGTTGTTTGGTTCAGCCCGCATTGTCTGAAAGGTGAATTGCAGGGAAGGTTAAAATGAACTATGTGGATGATTATTGAATCTTTTAGTTACCGGGCTTTGGATATTGTGGACGGGGTTCCACATAAGTATGTGTAAGAGTATGTGTAACTTTGTTGTGTAAGAGTATGTGTAAGGTTTATCTTTTCCCATCTCTATCCATAGCTAAAAATTAGAACAGATGTCCTATACGCACTATAGCTATTATGTAAAGTATAGGTTTGAGAATAGGTTTGATAAGGGGGGAGGGGTATCTAAACTACCTGGAAGTTGTGGGAATGGGCTGGAGTATCTCCCAACAGTGTTAGACAAAAACAAAAGAAAATTACCCCTATCGTTTCTCTGTTATTTCCCCTCGGTTAAATAAAGAAAACTTAACAAATGGATATAAACAAGGTCTATTTAGGGGATTGTCTTTCAATCATGCCGTCTATACGGGATAAGAGTATAGATATGATACTTTGTGATTTACCTTATGGGGTTACTGCGTGCAAATGGGACATCGTGATACCCTTAGAGCCTCTGTGGACTCAATACAAGCGGATAATAAAGGATAGGGGGGCGATAGTATTAACAGCTAGTCAACCGTTTACCAGTGTATTAGTAATGAGTAATTTGAAGTGGTTTAAGTATGAGTGGATTTGGGCTAAAAGCAAGGCTGTAGGATTCCCCAATGCAAAGAATAAACCAATGAATAAGCATGAGAGCGTTTTAGTATTTAGTCAAGGCGATTGTGCTAATCGGTGTCATCTTAGGATGGTTTATAACCCTCAAGGGCTGATAGAAGTAAATAAAATAGTTAATGGTATCAAGTCTTGTCCTGGTGATGTTGGTGGGCATGGCTTTGCCAGACCATCTCATCAAAAGGAGCATATTCAACAATACACTAATTTCCCCAATAGCCTTCTGGTTATACCCAACGAAGGGGACACTAAACACCCCACCCAAAAGCCCGTAGCCCTATTTGAATATCTAATCAAGACCTATACCAATGAAGGTGATTTAGTATTAGACAATTGTGCTGGTTCAGGAACTACTGGAGTAGCTTGCCGGAATCTGAATAGAAACTACATCCTGATAGAAAAAGAGCCTGAGTATTATGAGATTATCCTCAAGAGATTAAATGAGAGACGGTAAAGAAACTGGTCTCATTACCGTCAAAAAAGGAAAAAGGCTCGAAAAACACGGGGTTAAGGCAAATATAGACGGTAATGATTACCTACCAACTATTTTTTGGACGCCGGTGGTGTGGTATAATATAAGATATGCCAAAAATAGATTTATCTGATTTTTACAAACCTCACTCACGCCAGAAAATAGCGCATAGTGCATCAGAGCGATATATTCTTTATGGGGGTGCGTTTGGGGGAGGCAAGACGATTTGGCTGGTTAATGAGTGCATTCAACTTTGCCTGGATTATCCTGGGAATGTAGGATATATTTGTCGTAATGAACTTCCTGCTTTCCGCAGGTCTGTGTTGATCGAGTTAGAAAAGTTTATGCATCCCGCTATTCTTGAACAACACCATCAGACAGAGAATTATTTCAAGCTTAAGAATAGTAGTATGTTATTTTATGGGGGGCTGGGTGATTCTGTTTCGGGGTTACAGAGATTGACATCAATGACTCTAGGATTTTTTGGTATCGACCAGGCTGAGGAGACCACCGAGACACATTTCAATATGTTGGCCGGTAGACTTAGATTAAATGTACCGAAGATTCGATACAAGGGGCTTTTAACTTGTAACCCTGCCCCGGGATGGTTAAAGCAGAAATTCATAGAGCAAAAGCTAACTGACCATATCTTTATCAGGAGTTTGCCCAAAGACAACCCCCATTTACCGACTGATTATGAAAGCGGACTAAGAAAAATCTATCCTGCAGAATGGGTCGCTGCGATGCTGGAGGGTTCATGGGATGCCTTGGAGAGCGGGAATTTCTTAATTCAATACAAATATATTCGTGCTGCTGTTAATAGGGAGATGGAATGACTGATATTAGTTTTGACGAGGAAATAAAGTGGAGAGAGACTTTATCTTCCTGTGCAATCGAAGGCAACAAAACTGCTATTAAGATGCTTGAATTGCGAAAGATAAACTACAGGGAGTATCTGAAACAGCTAAGAGAATTTATAAAGGGAATAAAAGTAACAGAATCAAATATATGATAGAAGAATCTATTAAATGGGCTGGGATAGATATCGCCCGTGAAGGGGGAGACTCCTCGGTTTTCACTGTGAGACAAGGTTCACGAGTTCTTTATGTGGATGAATGGGCAAAAACTGACCTCATGGAAACTACCGGTATTATTCTCCAGAAGATAGAACGTTTTAATCTGGACCCCAAGAATGTTAATCTGGATGCTGTGGGTGTGGGTGCCGGCGTGTATGATCGACTGAAGGAACAGAAGGTTTACATCAACGGCATTATCGCCGGCGGTGAACCGCAGGACAAAGAGCACTATATCAACATCCGGGCTGAGATGTATGACAATTTAAGAAAAAGATTTGAAGCGGGGACCATCTCTATACCGGATGACCAAGATTTAATAGCTCAGTTATCGAGCATCAGATTCAAGATAGCGAGTGATAAGAAACTACAAATCATTTCTAAAGAGGATATGAAAAGGCAGTATCATTTAAAATCGCCGGATAAAGCGGACAGTTTGGCATTGGCATTTTATGAGCCTCGCATAAATAATCCTACAATCCGTTGGTTGTAAAAAATGAACTTAAAATTGTGAATCGCATTAATTATTTACTTCTCTGCGCCCGTATATGCCAAGTGAGAATCTGTCGTATATGTGGAAAAAATTTAGCTGCTTTACCAGTAAAGGAAAGGCGTGGGAATTTATGTCTAAATTGCTACAAAATACAGCGTAAAAAAAAGGAAGCCCCGGTTGTCGAGGCCGGGGCTTATAGGAAAGGAGGGAGATGAAGGCGTTTATTTGCCTGAAATTATTTGTTCTGTTATCCGTTGCAATGTTCTATTTTTAGCTCTTTCTTCTCTGGATTTTCGGAATCTCACATTAAAAAAGGCATTTAAATTTCCTGATTTGTGGAGATTTCGCCCGTTTTCTCCTTTTCTCCTGATGCCGTTTAGAATTACTTATGTCATACTCCTTATAGCTTCAAGCTTCTCCGCTATAACTTCCAGTCGCTCTGCTAGCCGCAGATTTTACAGGCTTTCATTTTCTTCTGCTTTGATAGCCTGTTCGATAAGAGCTAAGAAGTCTATTTTTTGGCCTGTGGAGGCAGCACTCTTAATAGCCCTTGCAGCAGCACTCTCAGCAGCCCACTTAGTAGCCCACGCAGCAGCCCTTGCAGCAGCCCTTGCAGCACTCTCAGCAGCCCACTTAGTAGCCCTTGCAGCAGCACTCTCGGAGCGGTCCTTCCCGCTCAGCCAGTCTTCTGCCCAGGCTGTATAGGAGGGCTCGTTGTACATTTTTAAGGCGCATAAAATTGCAACTCTTACTCGTGCACTGGTGCTTATCTCAGGTAGAGGTATTTGCTTGAGAGTTTTGCAGGTTTTGATTCCGATTTTAAGCCCGTCATCTGCTACTGGCTCGGAAGTCTCGCACTCCCAGAGAAGTGGATTTC